CACTACTTGTATTAAAATCAAACAATGAATATCTTTCAGTAAGATCTATATTCTCTATTGTATTACTAGTTGGATAATAATTTGATAAATCCTCTCCCTCTATGGAGAAATAATCCATAAAATAATCTCTTACAGCTGGATTAGAATTTAATAATAAAGACTCATTAAGTTCACCCGATAGGTAGCTTTTATCTATATGCAAAGGATCCTCAGGTAGTGAATATGGTGGTTTTTGTAAATGGTACCACTCATGTGTAAAATATTGGGGGTCTTGTGTTCTTCTAAAAAAACTGGGAGAAAAATTAAGAGGATTAAATGCTAAATTATTATTTAGTCTATATCCGTTTCCTCTAACATCAGTTCCTCCTCTGTAAACCCATTTAGTAATATATGGGCTAACTCTACTATTTATAGCATAGTCAGGATTATAGTTATCTTGTGTATAATCGTATTCAGATTCTAACTTACCAAAATTTAATTGCTTATATTTAGTATCTAATCCTATTAGATCATTTATAAATTGTAATGATTGAACTCCGTAAAATCCAGGGAAAGAATCAAGATCTGGATAGAATGAATAATCAAAATTAGCTGTTGTTATACTTCCTGTTTCATTACCTCTAGATGATAGGGTAGGAAAAACATTAGATTCTGCAGTCGAAGAAGAAACTAGTAATTCGTACTCCTCCTCTCCTGGAACACCTATGAAGAAATCCGGACCAGATATAGTAGATCCTGAAGTTGGGTATTTTATTGTTGCTCCAGAAGAAACATAATAAGTTTTTCCTGGAACTATTTTAGTTGTTCCATCTGGTTGAGTGTCAAGATGTTTATAGTATTCTTTTGTTGGTGTATATCCATATTGGCTATACCAAAAATCCATATCTATTTCTCTTAGCCCATAGAATGAGAATATTCCAAGAGGAATGTTGTATGTTTCAAAAGCAGATATACTTCCAGATGATCCAAATGCTATAGATTCAGTAAAGTTTCCTATCTCTATAGTTGCATGGGTTTCAAAATCCTTTAATCCTATAATATCCCCATTTTTATCCTTAGAATACTGATCTATAAATCTATATTTCCCTATTACAACTGAAGCTGATTTATTAGAATATTCTGGTATATTTGAGAATGAATCAGTTGAAGTATTCTTAATAGTTTCTATGTATGTAGAACCAATATTTATTTTATTCGCGTCCTCTATTTTTACTTTTACTCTAGTTCTCGAATAATTAGATCCTCCTATAAAAGATTGATTTCTGTTTATATCACATACATCTTTTTCGTTTATAAAAACAGTACCTCTTTCAGAATCTGGCATTCTTTGTAAAGTGGTAAAATCTTTAAAAAAGTCTAGATGATATTTTTCATTCTCTTGTAATCCAGTAGCTTTAGTTCTTATAACTACCTCGTCGCCAGATTGAAATGCCTCAAAAGAATTATAGTTAAAGCTGTTAAAAATACCTGTAAGGGATTTAGCTATATCCTCATTAGTACCAAAGGGATGATAATAATAAACATTATCCTGAGCATAAAAGCTTCCTGGACCCCACTCATCTATAGAAAATGAAAGATCCGATGCTTTTATTATATCGTATTTACCTCCAGGCAATCCATAATAACCTAATGGGTTATAAAATACAAAAGCATTCTCTGATGAATTGTTTAATTCTTTTCCTATTCTAATAACTGAATATCCCCTACCTTTTTCTCCAGTAGTAACCGCAGGATATTGCTTCTTTGTTCCTTCATCTTTTCCTGTAAGTATGGAAAGGTCTATTGAAGTATCCTGTATAACTATTTCGTTTTCATATCCGTTTATACCATAGGCCGAATATATTGGTTTAGGAGACACGTTAGAATAATTAACATCTCTTTTTAATGAATGAAAATTATCCTTCTTGTCTTTTATCCAAAATAGCTTAGTGTTCTCACTTACATTTACATCGTCGGAATTAGGTATTACCCCGTTTACTTTATCATTATCAATAAATAATCTTACACCGTTATCATTATATTGGAAGTAAGGTGTTTCTTCGTAGTAGTATCCTTTATTGTTTTTTTCAGGCACTGGAGTATTTCCGGAATTTCCTTGATCTCTATATAAAGAATTACCGTCTAATTTAAAGCTAGCTAACTCCGGTGCATTAACATAAAGGCCAAAATATCTGTTTATAGTATAATTTTCCGAATCATTATCATTAAATAAAAATTCAAGATTTAATAGCTTGTAGCTTATTATACCATTATTTCTAAATCCATTTGTTATGAAATCCTCAAATCCTATTTGAGTCTGTGGATCCTCATAATAATCTAATAAAAAATCCCCCTTCTTATCAAATATACCTACCGAATAATTTACTCCATTAAATGTAGTAAGCTGATTTTCCTCAAATCTTACATCTATAAGACTGTCAGTGTATCCAGGATTAGATTTTATTTTTCTTAAATATTTTCCTATTTTAGAATTCTCTGTTAGATCAAAACTAGCTACAACTGTAGACTTTGGTAGTATCTTATCGTAGAAATGATCTGCAGTATTTTCTACATTATTTATGTTGTATGATGGATCGAGTAGTATAACATTTCCCTGCCCCTGTATAACATTGAATGTAAAAGCTGTTGCTGTAAATATATTACCGTCAGTAAATGTTTGTGATCCACTAGATACTTCATATGGAAGATAAAAAGGATCTTGTGTATTTACTGAAGGATCCTGTAGAACCTTATAGGTTTTTCCAGGTTCCAAAGATGATACAGGAATCTGATATGAATAATCTATAGGATCATTAACCTTAAATATAACAAAATGGTCCGGTATATCTTCGCCTAACCAAAGGGGTGCTAAATATGAAAAATCCTCATCATACCTATCAGATATTAAAGGAGATACACCAGAGCTATAAAAAAAGTTATAGCTACTTTCTAGATTTTTTATTTGATTTTGTACAGGATCTCCCTCGCCAACCATTCCAAAAACAAATTGCGGGGGGGTTTTTCCATCGTCAAAAAATCTATATAAATCCTTATCGTAAGTAGTATCAGGTGATATTCTAAAAGCTTTATATGAACTATTAGCCATCTCTTCATTAGAATCTATAGAATTAAGCCATATATCACTTTTAGAGTCAACTGTTAACTTAACATTCCCGGATATTCTTGGATTTGCTCTAAGAACCCCGAAAGACGAGTTCTGTTTAATTATCTTTCTTGCCACTTATTAAATAGTTTTCTTACTTTGAGAATAAGCAGGTGAAATTAAAGAGGTCTTAGTGTAACTTCCTGTTACTAGAACATCGAAAGAGAAAAGATCCTCATTTTTTACCTGTATATCTATACCTATTTTTTTAGTATAGGTAATATTTTTCAAGTTACCTGCAGATCTCCAGCCTCCAACAAATCCAAGCTTATCTTGAGCTCTCATTTGAAAAACTAAAGGAACTGTTATTGCATTCTCCTCTCCAAATTCTAATGTCTTTTTAGCTAATTGAGTAGATCCTTCTATTTGTATAGCTGTGTGATTAGTCGGTGCTAAGAACAGATAAGATCCGCAAGAAAATTTACCACATAAAAACTCATCAGTATCTATAAATCCTAGTTTGTTCGGATATGCGTCATCATCAGTACCAAAAGATGAAGAGCTATTTGCTGGATAATATTGTAATTGCTGATATGATGCTGTCTGTGAACTTGTTATTGATGATGTTATGTTAGTATCTGTTTCAAATCCTAAAGCATGTCTAAAAGATGGATAATCCATTGGTCCTGCAGGAAGAACTGGGGGTCTTATTAAAGTTGCAAAAGGACTACTTCCTCCATCGTTTATATCAGGGTGACTTATATGAATACAAAATTCATTAAGATTACCATTACCGGTTGGAGTTCCTGTAGAATAATTTCCGTTCCATATATTAGCATTAACAGAGCCTAAAGGAGTTGTAGTAGGATCAAATGGCATAAGTATCCCATCATTATTTATAGGTAATCCTGAGGTACCATTACTGATGTTCCATGATAAAGAAGTAGGTGGATCGAAATATAAATTCTCATCTAGACCCACACTCTTATATCTCGTATAAACAAATTGAGAATAGGCATTAGCGCTCTGATATCCAGATGCTTGTATGAAAGATCCTGGAGAGGATACATTTACATCACCGTTAACTATACCTGATAATTGTACCGGTGTTTCTCCATACTTTCTATTATTATTGTAATCTGATTGTCCAACTATAGAGTTAGGTGCTTTTACTCCCTGTCCTCCTGGAATTAAAGAGGATAACTCGAGAGGAGTAGCAGCTTCATTTCTAAGCTCTAAATAATATACCACGGTAGATATTTTTCCTTTGTTGCTAGGATTAGATAAATCTATAAGTTGATCGTAATACCCTGCAAATAAATTTATTGTACTTCCAGGATTTATCTTATTTGATGTGTTTCCACTTCTAACATAAACGCCAAGAGTTCCTTTAGCTTTAGCAATAAGTGCTCTAAGAGATTGAAGTTCGTTGTCTATTTGTGTTATCTTTTGAAAAAGATCTAAAGCTTTACCTGTAGCATCGAAAAATCCTGATGCAATTACTGATGAGTTATGTGCAAAGAATTTATCTCCAGATGTAAATTGTGTAGATAAATGCTGATCTAATCCTTTTGCTTGTAAATCCTCTTGAACTTTAACTACTGCTTTATCAGTATTGTTCTGTGCTGCAAAAGATGTGTTATCAACCTGAACAACTAAATCTGGTGGGAATTCAACTACAGCAGATGTAGACCAATCAGATGTTAAAGGATTAGTTGGCCATCCTGCTTCGGATATCGACTGTACTTGTATTTCTACCTTCTCGCCTTTTGTTATAGCTATGTCTAATTGATTTATATTTACCGTATTAGCGTCGCTAACGTCCTCTATTTGCCAAATGTAGGTTCCAGTATCAGTGTCATATACTTTCTTTCTTACATCGCTTTTAAATTGAACCCAGTTTGTAAATTGGCCAGTTTTTTGTACACCGTTATTGTCTATATAATCGATTTGGTCTACGCCATTCGGGTTACCAGTTAATGAAAGATATCTGTATCTAACATTAAATTGTATTATATTTTGCTCTCCAGTTTTAGCATCTATTATTGGCTCGGGTATTGGCCAAAATCCTCTTACTCTATATTTAGGTGCTTCTGTTAATTCTGGTATAGTTATAACAAGATTGTTTATTTCTGTTATTGTTGTTGATAATAATCCAGTTTTTGTACCTTTATCTTTAGTTAAAGAAGCTATTTTGTCGTTTAATTTTTTAAACTCAGCATTAGGCGTTTTCTTTACAGATGTAGTTGTTAACTCTGATAGTTGTTTTCTAGTCTGATCTATTGCTCTATCTATAGAATCTATCTCATTCTTAAGAGAAGTTTTTATTTTAATCTTGTCTTTAAAAGATGTGCTTTCTTTAGAATCTGTTACCTGAGCATTTATTTTAACAACTTTAAAATTACCAGGGGAAACTACTGGAGCAGAAGGTGTTTGACCATAAATAGAAGGAATAGTATTCTCCTTAGCTGAAGCAATAAATATTTTTCCAAAGTCGGATACTTGAGAATTGTAAAAGGATTCTAAATTTTTTACACCATCACTAGTTGTAATTTGTAATTCATTAGACCAAAAGCATATACCTGGACTATATTTACTAGAAGCAACATTAAAGTCTCCATCTATAGATTTAATAAAAATTCCCTGTCTTTCATCAAATCCAACATTTACTTCTACTTGTCTGTTAGATAATACATTAGAATATATTGTCAATGATGAATCTCCTATTTGTACAGGTTCAAATCCAAATATTCTTTTTAATACAACAGTTTGATTTGTAACATCTATTGCAGATACCTCATACTTAGTACCTCCAGCAGTTATTAATAAATCTCCTTTTGATAATGTTCTTGAATTTTCTGTATCTGCTAAGGTATCGTTGTATCTTATTGTGTTCAACTTATACTTTCTTACTGTTACAGTAGTTGTTGTACCACTCTCAGTATTTTGTACCTCTTCGTCGAATATTCTAAGAACTCCAAAAGATCCAGTATATCTTATAGTCCTTAATTCAAGGTTATTTATTTGCTCGTCTATAAAATATTGTATTCCTTGGCTTTCTAAAGCTCCTATAAGATCAGCATCAGTTATATCGTTTCTTCCCTTTAGATTATTATCAAAGTACTGTTTTTGTACATCAGATTGTGTGTTTGCGATTATTCTTTTTACGTAAACATTTTCCGAATTTTCAGGTATTTGATTCTCTACGTCTATCTCAACATAAAGAAGAGGGTTAAGAAACGATTCAAAAAACCAGTTATTCCTTGCCTGAAAAGTTGAAGGTACTTGTAAGCTAGACGGGGAAGAAGGATCCTTTAGAACTTTAGCCTGATATATTTTAGCAACAGTTCCATCCGCATTTCTTACGTTTGCTCTATTATCCTCAAGACCAGATAAAGATTTAATGTTTTGATCTAATCTGTTTATCTCAGACTTTAAAAATCCGAAAGAAGGAACCTGTATATTTTCGGATGTGTTATCATCTTTTAAAAATTCTATCTCTACAGTATCCTTAGGGGATGTTGTTAAGTCATTAAGTTTATTAATAATCTCTAGAGAGTTCTTTTGAAGTCTAAGAAATTGTGCTATTAAGGATGAAAATGAGTTTTTCGTATTCGACATTTTTTTATCTTATTTGATCTATTTCAAATATTAAATTTTTAGCATCTATACAAACTATATCAAATATAGGTTTATAATTAGAACTAGAGAATTGTATATTTAGGAATCCAGCTACAACGGAAGAGTAAGGAACTCCAGAAGGGTTAGATTTAGGATATTCACCTAGAGCATCGGTAAGAATAACTAAAGAATAATTACCAAGATCTATATCGTCTCCTATAATAAATCTTAATACCTGACCTTTCTCCCATTTATTTATAGTGTCATCTATTCTTATAACTATATCATTATTAGCAGTTATAGATACTCCATTATTTTTATGTTTTAAATAATTAGTATAGATTGATAAAGGAACTGTATTACCTGCAACAGGATTTATAGTAAATAATGAACTTGTTCCTATATTATAATCCTGCTGAGTTACATTTACCTTTAATATATTAGGTACGCTCCTATCAACAGATGTACCGCTACCATCTTTTAAAAGATCTAGATTATAAGATAGATTAACAGAAGTTTGATTTTGTAATATATTATTTATTGTATCAGTATTCTGTTCTATTAGATTTAATATGTCTTGAGTATTATCAAAAAGAGCTTGATTTGCTTGTAATGAAGATTCTATTACGTCTAATCTATTTTTTATCTCAGTGCTATCGTCAGTATTAATTATTAAATCTTTAAGTCCTGCAATTTCCTCCTGCATTGCAGCAATCTGTAATGTTCTATCATTTAGATTTTTGGCTGCATCTTGTAGAACTGTAGCTGCGTCCATGAAGATAGAAAGTGAAAACGAAGAATAATCGTTTATCGCTTGCTCTACTCCTGTACTCTCTACATCAGTATCAAACTTAAGATTTATTTTAAATCCGTAAGAATTACCATTTAATTTAGTAATTGGGTCTGGTTTAAATTTCTTAAACGAAGGTAATTTAGCTGCATTGGTAGATACAGGCTCAGGATCATTTAAGAAAAGTATACCATAAAGATTCGTTTCAGAATCTGTTGGATTATTAGGATCATAAACATCATAATAAACCAAAACTGCATTAAAATCAAAAGAAGTTGTAGTGGGGGTTCCGTTCCATTCCTCTATTGTAGAAATACCAACATAATTCTGTATTGCCTTATAAGAAGATGGATCAAAATCTATTTGTACCCCATCAAGATTACTTCTTTTATAAGTAACAGTATATCCAGTAGGTCCAGAAGCAGCTAAATATTTTTCTAATGTATAATTAGTAGAATCAAAAAAAGTTGGGTCAGTAAAATATGAATTGGCCTCGTCTCTAGGGGAATACCAATTATTAGAAAAAGATCCAGTAGCTGAAGTTCCACTAACTCCAGGATCTCCTAATGAATCCTGGTCAAATATAGCAAGTTTAGGTAAACCATTAGGGCCATATAGACCAGAAGCTGAATCTCTTCCTTGTAAATATTCAGTATCTGTTGGATCTGGAGGTAAATGAGTCCATGTTCTGTCTGGATAATAATTCTCATCTGCTACTGTCTTAAACAAGACATAAGGAGTTCCTCCATCTCCAGTTGGTACATGTATATAAACTTCAGAATATGCGTTCTCTGAATTTTGAACAGAGTTTACGACATCTATATCGCCAATATATTGTACTACTCTTTCGTATCTTGGATTTGGACTTCCGTTACCAGTGAGAAGAGTATCCTCCTCAACCCATCTTTTATCTGAGTATGGGTAACCGTCTTTAGTTGTTGTTGTTGATTGGTTTAAAGAAGCAACTACTTCATTAGTATTAGCAGCTCTATATCTTACACCACTTAACTCTTTTATCCATTTCCAAAATATTCTTTCAGAAACATTTCTTTTAAGTTCTGGATTATAATTTGGATCAGATATAACGGTAGATTCTAGATTCAAACAATAATTTTGAAAAGATATCTCAGGAGATGGACTTAAATTATTTGGGTTAGTAAGTATAAAATCTCCTTCTGCTGCGTCTAAAAATGTACTATCTATAGCATTAAATCTTAAAGCATTTTCTCCGTAAATTGGACTACCAAACTCAGGAAGTTTTAAAAGTGCATATTTAGAGAACGTAAACTTCTTAAGAGAGTTATTAAAAGTTAAAGTTAAATCTTCTGCAGCAGAAGAAAAGGTATAAAAAGTACCTCCTTGAACTGATATGGGTCTTATATAGGGTGTCTTTGCCATTTATTTAATACTTAATTAGTATGTGAATCCTTGTGTACAGTTTACAACGACCCAAGAACCTTTTTGAGTTGGCTGTCCTTGATCTATTCTAGGTTCCCACATAAGAGTAACAGAAGACTTATATTGATCCCCTGGTGTTTGTATATTAGGATCTGAATAAGATCCGTCTCCTGTTGAAAATCCTGTATAATAGTAAGGCGAAGGTCCAGTTACTCCAGTAGAAATTATTCCAGGAGTTGTGGCAGTATCTATTAGCGTTACTGTATAGCCAGCAGGGATATCAGAAGCAGTTGCTCCAGAACCTGTTGTTGCATAAAAGAAAAATCCACTGGCAAATCCAGCATCAGCCGGCGCACTTGAAACATAGTCTGATTGTATATAGATAACATTTTCGGTTAAAGTTAATTGATAAGGTGTGGAATATGTTCCAGTAACACCTGCTCCAGGAGCAGAAGGAAATGCTGTTGTCGAACCAACTGTTGCTTTTCTATTTGTATTAACAAAATTACCAGAAGCCCCTATACTAACTCTTCCCTCTACATTAAGAACACTTTGGAATGTTGCAGTTGCTCCGAAAGTTGCTGATCCAGAAGCACCAAATGTATTGGATTGTAAAACATTAGAAAAAATACCTGTAGCTCCTGCTATAGTATTGGAAGATATAATAGATCCTCCACTTGCTCCTGTTCCGTATATTTGTATAAGCGGTGATCCAGATGCTGGCATCACCAAGCTATTAGCCATTAACGATTTGGCTTTAATTTGCCCACTAGATGCAGAAGATACGTCTAACGATCCAGTTAATACGTTTATATTAAAAGAATTTTCTAAATCGTTATAAGCATTCTCAAGCAATAAAAAGTTAGCATTGATAGTTAACCTAGACCCGGATATAGAATCGGTTCCGAGAATTTCTGTAATTGTAATTGCCATTTGATTTTCCTTTTTTTGATATATATCCTGTATTTAATACTTTAAGAAAAGACAGGGTTAATTATTAAACCGAGAAACATCGAATATGTTTCTCAAAATAAAAAAAAATCTTATGGTTACAGGAAGCAATTGGACTCAAAAAAGAAAACCCAAAAATCCCATCAAATTTAAAATCAATTTAAATGAGGAGCAAAAGGATGCTAAAGCTATTATTTTAGAAAATCCGGTAAATGTTCTTAAGGGTGCAGCAGGATCAGGTAAAACCTTGCTAGCGGTACAAATAGCTTTAGATATGCTATTTAATAGGGAGATTGAAAAGCTAGTTATTACTAGACCGACAGTAGCAAAAGAGGATATAGGATTCCTTCCAGGGGATCTTAAAGAAAAGATGGATCCGTGGTTAGCTCCTATTTATGCAAATCTAGAAATGGTCTACGAAAAAACCAAGATTGAAAAATTACTAAGTGAAGGAATAATAGAAATACTTCCATTTCCTTTCATGAGAGGTAGAACATTAGTTAATTCTTGTGTAATTGTTGACGAGGCACAAAACGTAACTATGAGTCAGATGGAAATGGTACTAGGAAGACTTGGTATAGGTTCTAAAATAATAATATGTGGTGATACTTCACAGATAGATCTAAAGAACAAAAAGGAATCCGGACTAGATTTTATGAATACTCTTTCTGCAAGAGTTCCGGGGGTTAAAGTTATTACTCTTAAGAAAAATCACAGACACCCTATAGTTCCTGAAATATTAGATGTGTACAAGGAGTATACAACATAGAAGATGAATAGGAATTAATCTATATCGAACCTAGATAGAGGTGGAAACCCTAATTCTTTTCTATCGTAATATATTGTTCTTAGTAAGTAATCATTAGGATTAACAACCTCTGGTTTAAGATCTCCAGCAAAAGCTTCCTTATGATCTATAACTCTTATTTTACCAGAATGTGATGTTTCGTAAATGTTACCATTTGCATCCTGAAGTTCACAAGCGATAGAATAGAATCCAGGATTTAAGAATGTCCATATAAAATATGGGGACTTTCTTATTTTAACTATAACTTCACCAGTTTCTGTATCGCTTAAAGTCCATATGTGGTCTTTCTTTCCAGGGATTAAAGAATCTATCGGATTTATAAATATAGTGGTTGCTAAAGGTATTTCAAATTCATCTCTATAGAATTTTTCCTCCTTCCAAGACCATGCGTGAGACCCAAGCCAAGATTGTACTGATCCTATCTTATTACCACCTTTGAATCTTTCCTTTGGTATTTTTCCTAAGAAAGCATCTAGATTTCCTCCAGGTGGGGATAAAATAACATAAGGTGAAAATTCAGATTCCCCTTCAAAATAACCAGTTATATAAATATTTTCTTCTTTATCCAAAACTAGATCAGCTCCTGAATCATTGTTAATACCTCCAGCTGTTACTATATCTACTAATAATCCATCCTTATTGAATTTAGTTAAATATATGTCTGTTCCCCCTCTTGATTCTATTTCCTCCGGAGAAAAATACGCTGGTGAAGTGTATGATCCTGTTATATAAACATTTTCCTCAGAATCACTTTCTATATCGTGAGCAGTATCACCCCCCAATCCTCCGCACATTTTCATCCAAATCAATTTTCCAGTGGACAACAGTTTTATTACAAATATATCAGTTGTTCCAGGGAATGAAGATAATGTCTGGTCCTCTATTTTTATAGTTCCTTCATATGAACCACTAATTAATACGTGTCCATTAGGATCTAAACATATTGATGAGGAGCCAAAAGATGTGGAAGAATCGTATCCAATACTATTAGCCCATAAGCATTCCCCGTCTCCTGTATAGAATTTAGCTATAAACATATCAGGATTACCCACACCGGTTAATTGTATAGGTCCTAAATCTATCTGAGAATCAAATACCCCAGTTAAATAAAGGTATTCTTCTTTTAGTATTCCTATCTCATATGCTTTAGAATACGTGGTATTCGTAAATTGCTTAGCCCAAACAAAAGTCATAGAAGGATCTAATTTAGCTAAGAATCCAGAATCTTGTCCGGTTGATATTAAAGATGACGAGCCAAGGATTAGATTTCCTTGGAATCCTCCACATATATAAATATTTTCATACTTATCTACTTTAATATCGCCTATGTATTGATCTGGTGTAATAGGTATATTCAAAGAATTTAATAAAACACCATCAAAATTAAACTTATCTATTTGTATAAATCCAGTAAGATTATTATCGCTAACTACATATATGTTTCCATTCGTATCTGTTATAACAGATCTAGCATAAATAGGGCCTTGAGGTGATGTTGATGCTATAGATCTAGCCCATTGTATAACTCCGCCTTTATTATATTTAGCTATATAAACTCCTTGGTCTAATGATGTTAGATATAGATCCTGAGTACCTATATTATTAACCTCACCCATAAATATAGTACCAGTAAAGTCTCCAATAGCTATTATGTCACCCTCGTTGTCTACTGTAACCTTGACACCCTGGTCAGGATTGCTATTACCTAGTGTTATAACCCATTCGAAATTATCAAAAAGATCCCTAGATTTTTTCTTAGCTATTCTCTCTATTTGGGAGTTTTTCCAGTAAGGTTCTTTATTGGCTTTGCCGTTTAAAATATCTCTTAAGGGAGCGTATAAGAAGACATCGTCTATATTCAAAGATGGAAATTGGTCTTTCAATCGATCGATGCTGTAGCGCTGCCAAATAGGCTTATACCAAGAATATCTATCAACATTAGGCATGATAGGTCTGGTGTAATCTGAATTTAAAGTTATATTATCATAATAAGGGCCAACTATAAAGTTAAAACCTAATTGTGATGTGCCTATACCAGAATCAAAAATATATTCTACTGACGGAAGAGGACTAGAAGTATCATGATAAATAAAATCCCATCCATTAGTACCAGGATCCTTAGATGTCGCCTGTATATGAGGTATTATATAATCTATTTTACCTATCTCTCCATCCTTTGTTAGAATTAAAAGATTCTTAGGGAAAGTTGTTTCCCCATTTTTAATAGTTTTCCATGGTGCGGATAATGATATCTTACCAAAATTACAATCAACAGGATTTATAAGAGTAGTTCCATCATTTCTATATAAAACTTTAGTAAAATAGTATCCATCGAAATAATAAAGCTCTGTATTAGAAGGGGAAGAACTAGAATCTATAGTAAACCATATATTACTGTTTCCTGTTTCTATTATGCTTTTTACAGATCCTAAATTTAGTTCAGGATTAGTAGCATTGTTCCAAACCGCCCATCTTATATCATCCCAATAAACTAAACCATCGGAAGTTCCTATCCATTTATGATTTAGCTTATCTAATTCAATAGAATAAACATTATTTGAAGGAATACCTGAGTTACCTATATTATAGTTTTTAAAATTAACCCCATCAAATCTAGAAATTCCGTTATCTGTTGCTATCCATAAGTACCACTTGTTTATCGAGTAATATTGTAATTTAAGATCTCTTATATTATCGGAAGGTATATCAGAATTAGAAGTTGTATAAAGATTCCAAGATTTTGCACTAGAATCATAGAAAAGTAATCCGTCATAAGAAGGTGAAGAGTTGCAAGTAAATCCTGCAAATATGTCCCCTCTCTGCGGATTTATTTCTATACAATTTATACTAGAAGGTGTTATAGGAGATATTGGATTTCCTCCATTATCTACAAAATCATTAACAGAATATGCAAAACTATCTGATGGATCTTTCTCGTTTATTTTAACTAGAGGTACAAGATTGTTTTCTAATCCTATCCATTTTATATCATTTCTATCTATTTTTATACAATTAGTAAGAAGAGATACTCCAGGCATTACACTGTTACTTGAATCATAATTTGTGTAATTAACACCATCGAATTTTATGACATCCTCACCGGTTACCCATATATCACCATCAGCATCCCAAGCTATTCCTGTAGGTTCAAATAGTACAGGCGAATAAGTAGGAACTTTATAAAATTTAGATTGTATATTTTTAGGTCCTGGATTTGTACTAAGATCTGGAGATATGGGATTAGCGTTAGGATAAAAATTATTAGAAAGCTCTGAAAATCCTCTTACAACATAATCAAACCTTTTTATATTTTCGTCTATAGAATTGTTTAACTGATCCGCAGCTTCCTTAAGATCTAAATAATTATTTCCGGGAGAATCAGTCTCACCAAATACTAATCCATTAGAATCTTCAGTAACCTTAACCCTATCTCCATATTGTAATGAATATAGATTAAACCCTCCTAGCCAATCATTATGATAATCGTACATATCCCAAGTATGGGCATAAGCTTTTTCGAAAGAAAAATCTTCAAAAGTTTCCCACGATAAGCTTTTAGTTCCCCAATATCTCATTTCCTTCTTAGGTAATAAATTGAAGTCATAATAAACATACTCCTCCCTTTCATTTAATCCGCCAGAGAAGGTGTTAATTGGAGTAGTTATTAAAAGAGATCCAGTTGTCTGAACTATAAATTGTTTACCGTTCCAAAGACTTCCAGAATTATTAGGTGCTTGAACTGTAAAAGTTTTATAATTAGTAGTAACAGAATCCACTAAATTTATAACCTTATACTTAGGATCTAGAGGAGACGAATTAATTATACTATATGCTAAGCTAGTAGTTGAGTTTAAATCTCCTTGGAAATTACAGTCTGCTATTAAAACAGCATCAGCATAAAATTTAATATTACCTGTTCCATAAACATATCCTCCAGTTATTGCTGTTATAATAATCTCCGGTATTTGGAATGTGTTAGTTCCTGTTACTGTAATAGGATATTGACCTAATGAAGATCCTAAAGAATCATATATCCAAACAGTATTCCCCGACGAGTATCCATGGGGAGTTAATGTTGTAACTTCAGCTAAATCATATCCTCCTCCAATATAGTTACTAACTATTGTTGCTATGTCAATTTGTTGAACTCCGACATCAAACGTAACGGTAGATTTTACCTCTGGTAATTTGGTTAATACCTCACATTGCTGTCCCTCATTAAAATTATTAGAATACTCTGGGTAATTCTGTATAAAATCAGATATGCTTAGTATTTTATTTGTGTTTTCTACTGGGAATATCCATTGTGAAGGATAGCTTTCCCATTTCAAAGGCATATTATCCCAATCATAACTTTCAGATTCCCTGAATCTAGTTAATGTATTTAATTCTATTCCTCTCTTATCTACTTTTACTACGCCCCTTTTTATACCTAATGATATAGAATTCAATGTATCCCAAACCCTACATTTTATATTATATTCACCAGAGTAAGGTAAGAAATGAACTATAGTTTCCAATTCTGGTAATCCTCCTCTTGTTTGATAGTAGTAAGGCTTATCGTCATCGTCTTTATAAATAGTCCATTCTATCTCATAAAAATCTAAATAAGGTAATCTATTCCATGAATAGAATCCATTACTCTGTATAAAGTTCTCATAATAATCAAATACGTATGAACTGAACCCTAAATTAGTAGGACTCACTTTCCAATTTGAATATTCTCCAGCTCCTCTAGTATAAATCATCTGTATATAGAGGTTTCCTGTTAATGTATTATAGTCTCCAGCACTACAATATCCAAGAACTAAATTTCCTGGCGAATCTACTGACTCAACCCTTACAAAAATAACATCTGGAAAAGTTGTGTCGAACCAATTATTTCCTGTGCCTATATTAATATTAATTCCCACAGGGAATGTGGTTGGCAAAGTAAATAATGAAGTGCTATAAACTGTTTGTAAGCTACCCCCAGGATTAGGAGATGTAGTGCTTGAATAGCTAGCTATTTGTAAGTCTGTTCTAGTTATTGTTGGATCTAAAGAGTTCCAGCTTCCACTCAATTCTTCCCAAGATAGATTAAAGGTATCATTTTTTATAATAACTGGACATCCAGCGGGAAAAACATAATCACTACCATCAGAGAAAAGTTTATATCCAGGAGGATCATAATCTCCGTCACCTAAAAATTTAGGCATTTCTCCATTTGTAATGTCCTGATAGAAAAGATTTACTGCATTTTCTAATGATGGTATAGTGGAGATAGGATATTCTTGAAAATATGAATAAGGATCTACTGTGTTTCCGTAATAGCTTATTCCCTCTTCTACTCCATTTATATTTGGATATAAAAGACCGCTCTGATTTGGTTTTGTATAGAAAGGTCTAAGATCTTCTACGTATCCTCTTTCGGGATAAACATTAAAACCTACTTTTATACCCCCTTTTATTTCAGTGATATCTACAACATCAGTCCATCCTCTTGTTTTATATAAATTAAAATATACACCCTCTCCTGTAATATCTATTATCCTAGCATTTAAGGGAAGGTAGTCTCTTTTAAGTCTTTGCTTTAATCCAAAAAGTTTTATTAGTACCTCTTCTGGACTAAAAGCAAAAGCATCTTCAACTATTGGATATCCGTACTGATCCTCCTCCTGATCTTCTACTACTCTATTTATATCATAGAATAATCCAAATAAAGCAGTTTTCTTATAAGACTTGGACGGGAAAAGACTTTCGAATTGTTTTTTTAAACCAAACGTACCGTCTTTTTTCTTACCGTATATTTCTACCTGCTTAAACTTTCCCTGGTTCTCATCCTTTATTAAACTACTTATTAGTTCCAATTTATTAAGTCCCTCTATATTAGGCTGGCTTAATTGATTTAATATTTTTTGGTTTTGTTGTAGTGGGGTAAGGGTATCTGCTTCGTCAGTTTTTATATTAAGCCAATATTCTTTAACTCTTAGATCATAATAACCAAAGAATTTTATAGCATTAAAAAGAGATTTATATGATCCTAAATAAGGGAAAATGCTCTCTCCTGCTAATAAAAGCTCCTTTCTTTTTTTGTTTATTATTTCATAGTCAGGAAATTCTTCTTTTATATCACTTTCTCTTACTATTAAAGCATCATCTGGATTAAAAGATCTTCCGAAATTGGAGAGAGTAACAGACAATCTGCTATCTTCTCCTTCAACCTCACCATGTAGTTCTACTTTTAATATAGTTACTGGATTATTAGGATCTGTATAATCCTCTATTATTAATCTCCTATCATATATTCCTTCGCTATCAGAATTTAAAGCTATGTTTATCTGCATAGAAGATGGACTGATATCACTACTAACAACCAATCCGCTAGGAGATGCTACAACGTCACCAGGAACTATCTCTGGGTAAAATTCTACGTTATTCGCTTTAACTAATACAGGAGCATCAAGATTTCCATCCACTCCCAATTCATATGTGTATATGATAGAAGAAACATTAGTACTTCCATCATAATCTGATTCCCATCTTGTTCTCCATACGGAAGGACCTGGACTAACACCATATGAATGTGGAAAACCATATTTTATTTCAGATAGAGGGTTTAGAAATTTTTCTATTATAAATATATGTTGGACCTCAAAAAGCTTCTCAGAAACAATAGGGAAAAGTATTGCACCCTCCCAATAATTACCATTCCATACAAAATTATATTGATCACCTTTTTTATCAAAAAATAAAAGATTTTGAAAATTCATCTTATCTTACGTATTTATTATCTTTTGGAACGGTATAATTAAAATAGTTCTTTATATACTTAGCTGCTTCGAACCAGTTATAAACAACTTTTTCCATACTAGCTAAAATATCCATCCTATTAGAATCTCCGTCTAATACAGGATTAGAAAGTGTTTTTTCGAATATTTTACCTTCATAATCAAATCCCAAATTAGATCTATCGTCGTTTTGGGTATTTATAAATTCGTACCAGCTTTTTTTATCCATTTTAATTTCCTGTATTTAAAGAACTTTTTAATATGCTATTTACTTTGGAATTATAAGTATTAGCTACTATAGATCTAATATCTATGTTTATAGAAGAAAGAGTTGTCATACCAGCTCCTAGATCATAATATATTCCATTCCTATCTTCCCATCCCCCCGATATTATAACTATCTCATCTTTTCCTATAACTATATCACCAAATTCATCAAATCCTATCTCTGGTGAATTTGGACTTTGTGCTTTAGCTGCTTCGTTTTCTTCCCCTACAAAATATAAAGAAACTGAATCTACACCCTGTATAGCCTCAACAGCTGCAATTAAATCTGATCTAGGTATCTTATCCCTTCTTCTTATATTTAAGAAATAGTCACTCATAGTGTTTACTATCTGCGATTTTATGGTATCGGGATCATTACCTTCAAATATAGTAATAGCTATGTTTATTACATATTTTTTTATTACAGGATCTAGTATTTTAACCTCAGTTGTAACTATTTTCTGTCCACTTTCGTCTAACAAAGCGTAAATACTATTTCTTTGTGCATTAGTTAATTTAAATCTTGATACTGGTATATCAAAATATGTTTCATTACTTTTTAGTGTTATCTGTATATCAGGAACTAAGATAAGGTATATTATATTGTCGTCATCTATGTATTGATCATCAAAAGTTGTAAATGCTTCTATTATAGAAAACTGACCAAATTTTTCAAAATAAGTTATGTAATTAGTCGGATTGGCCAAGACAAAACTTCTTGAAGTTTTAGGTGCTATTAATCTAGTTAAATCTATAGATTCTTGATTAGCTCCTAATTGTGGAATAACTGTACAGCTAACGCTTAAAACTTCAGAAAGAGTTACACCATTACCAAAAAGATCTGTACCCTCCGAATCGAAATTAAATATTATCTGTGAAGAATCCTCTACTATAATATTTCCACTAGATCCAGCAGATTCTAAATAATTTACTTGTATAATAGAGCCAGGTGCTGGAGGAAGACCAAAATTTGTATTACCAAAGAAAATGTCTATACCAGATATTATAGAGCTTCTGACTATATAGCCTCTACCATTTCTAGGTATGTCGTATAAAGATTCGTATCTTTTCCACTCCACTCCGTTTATTTTTACGTCAACCTCGAAGTTTTCTATTCCAGAAGTACCTCTGGAAGATATATTAAAGCTCTGTAAAATATCTCCAGATCCAGTATATTGATTAGTACTTATTGTTCCTTCTATTATAGAACAAAGTAAATTGGAAGACCCATCTAAATTTAATCTAGTATATTCTTGTGGAAATTTCAATAGATATGTTTTTCCATTGTTGACACATTTTATTTCAGAGTTTTTTGGAATTAAAACCGCGCCACCTCCTATATTTTCTGCGCCCCTACCATTCCATTTTATAAGTACCTCTCCTTTTGCTGATATACTTCTTGTTGGATTATGGCCAGCAAGAGTAGCAAGACCGTATACGGATGATTCTCTAGTTGCGGTATTAATATTTAATTCCGTTATGGAATCTTCAATAAAAAATAAAACAAATTGTGAAAGATTGTCAAGTACAAATATTATCTGACCCCATACAGAAGCTACAGTAAATAATTGGTTAGACATCCCATATCTTGCCTGTATTAACTCAAAAGTTTGGGTTAGAAGGTCGGATATTTTAGCGTTACTTTTCGATAATAAATCCATATTTATAATATTTTAATTCCTAATATAGGATTACCCTTTATTGCAAAATCTATTACACAGGCATCTCTTGTTTCTCCTCTTAAAAATCCTATTGTGTATTTCACGTCGAAAATACTAAAGGCCATAGGAACATATGTGGCTAAGTGAATATCTATTGCTCTTGATAGCGTTGATTCGTCAACCTCGAGATCAAATATTAATCCCTCTAGATCTATACCAAAATAAGGATCTCCTAAAACCTCACCTGGCCTCGAGAGCATACAATTTTTAATCATCCCTATCAAGATTTCCACATCATCATTAGTGTGAAGAAACCCTTCCTTATAATTAGGATCTTGAGGTCCCCTCGGATAAATTTCACTTAATCTTGCCATGTTGATCTATATATTCCAATAAAAAAATACCCACTTATTTTACCGGATTTTATTATTTAATATTATAGACCGAAAATGGAAAATATATTCTACAGAATATTATTTTTTTTAATTCCACTGTAAGAAGTATGAAGGAGTGTTCTCGTCTTTTATCATCTGAATTATTTCAGTTTTTTCAGTTGATCCTATAGTTTGAATATTATTATAGTTAACTCTAACACCACCAGGAAGATTATATTCAAAAGTACCTAACAATCTACCTATATTTATTTTAGCTTCAGCTAAGCAGAACCTTACAAATAATTCATCATCATATAAGCTTTCTTCTGGTATATCTATATAAGCCCTTATCCCCACATCAGTTCCGCTGTATAATGAACTTGAGCTACCACCATCTGTTTGATATGTTCTATTAGGATCTCTACCGTTTATAGTTAGTTTTTTTGTGTTTTTGTTATAGTTAAAAGCATAAGTTTCTAATAAATATGCCTTTGCTAAATCGAAGAAAGAATATAAAACAGTTCTATACACTAAATTATCCCCTGCAAAAGGAGATAACATAAGTTCCGACCCTAGTAGTTTAGAATCACCAAAATCTTTATCAGGGGTTCCTATCAATCCAGCTCCGTTTACTTCTCTAACCTCGTAAATAGATCTAACACATTGAGGAAGCTGTATTTGTCTAGTAGCTCTAAATGATGGCGTCGAGAATAATTCTCTTCCTAATACAAATATCCTATCCTCTACAGCATATTGATAATTATCATAAAAATAAGCTCTAGCTCTTTTTATTATCCTCTTAATTTCCTGCTCGTTTAGATTATAAGGCAAAGCACAAGAATGAGATATGTCATCCTTTATTTCTTGGATTAAGTCTGCTTCGGTCATATCTATTAATTATTTGATTTAAAGTTTACCCCAGGTATTCCTGAAGGTTTAGAATTATTATCAGAAAATCTAGCTGGAGTAGAAGGCGAATCCCCTTCGTTTCTATTAGGGAAAGGTCTTTTCTTAGAACTTCCTTTTAATTTTTTATCGTCGTCTCCATCTTTAACTATTTCTGTCTCAGGAGATATAGTAGCAAGCTTACCTATAAATCCCGATCTAATTATTCCGCCGAAAACCTCACAATTAATTTCCTTGTCTTTATTATCTATATAGCTATCATGGACAGTGTTAGTAAAATAAAGATCCGAAGTCATAATCTTAGATCTACTTATTTCATTATTTGTTATTAAATCACAATCTTCTAGGGTTGAATCGTTTATTTTACAATTAAACAATCTACAATTAAATACATTACCAGCTATTTCCCCTTCTAATATGTCATAATCCTTTAAAAGATAGGCTCTAGTTGTTTTTACGTCTTTTAGCTGGAATTTACCTAAGGAGCTATCATAATTAATTACTCCTTCTTTTATGCTATTCTCAACTATTAAATCGTAAAGTACTTCCCTTATATTTAGGAAAAAAGATCTAAGTATTTGTGGATCAGACCTTAAATCCACCATTATATTCATGTGTGGATAATTCTTCTGAAAAGCGTCCGGATCTATAAATGTAGATGAGTTTTTGTATATCTCATTAAGGAACATTTTAAGAGTCTTAAGATCGTTATCAGTAAATCCTGTATTGAATTGTAGTACTCCAACAGTATAGGTAATTATATAGTCTATTATTTCCTTAATAGCAGAATATCTTTTCTGGTAATCTTTCCCACCAAGATATCTAACCTCGAAATATCCTTCGGGAAGTTTTAAGAAATTTATCCCCATATTTTTTTCAAGAGGAACTTCAAATAGATTTTTATCAATAAATCCAATATTGCTAGGATCTACGAACTTATTTGATGGAATAATTCTTTTTATAGATTTAGCATATAAAGATCCCATTCTATCAGGGAATCTTTTATAGATAACATTCTCATCAAATCCAAGAATAAATTTAAGAATATTTAGTTCCGTCATTTTAGGAACTTCTGGATATATTGATGTATCTATGCTAACACCAAACTGAAAAGCACACTTCTTATCCGTATACCCATTCTCATCTATCCATTTTAAGGTTTTTATTAAAATAACTATAGCCTCGAAATAAGGAAGAGGACCCGTGATGAATTCTACCATCTTGGATCCTCCTGAATAATCCGGCTCTAATTTAAAAATATCCTTGTTTGGTTTAAAATTAGAATGATACTTATTAAAAAGAAGTATTTTCTTTCCTAATACCTTTCCTAGGCCCTCGCATATTTCATTCCTATTTAAGTTACTATAAAACTCAAATTCGAAACCAAGCTTAACTGAGTAGAAAAAATCATTAGTAAGTAGATTAGCCAATTTTTATTTCTCTATTAATTGTATTTTAAGTGTGGAACTATCCACGCTTAAGATCGAAAAATCAACCGATTCTCCAACCTCGTATTCTTTAATAGAGTTTACTAATTTTTCTTTTTCGATAAGACCAGTTAGACCATTTTCCATCTTTATGAAAATACCGAAAGTTTTAATTTTAGTAACCTCTCCTTTATATATTTTCAAATCGGTATTTTCCCCCAAAACTTCAGAAGAAGTATCCTTCATTTCTTGGATATTTTTCATCTTCTCGTTTGGTTGGGTAACTGATAAATTTATTCTTTGTGGATTTTTAATATCCATTACATAAAATTCGATGCTATCACCAGCTTTATATTTTTCTAGATTTCCTCTGTTTGTATCGTCCATAGGTATGATTCCTGTATAGATATCATCCCATTCTACAAATACTCCATTACCTGATAGTCCTGTAACATTACCTTGATATTTATTAGAGAAAGAAAGATCTTGAACTGCACGATCTATAATTTTTCTTAAATATTTCTTAAATGATACAACAAAAATATCTCTTTTCTGATCGTAGACTTCAACCATCACGTTTAGTTCTTTACCTACATAATCTGCAAAATTCATAATTCTGTTTGCTGCAGCTAGACTTCCAGGAAGGAAACATTCAATTCCAGATAGATCAACCATGAATCCTCCGTTACAAACATTCTTAACTTTAACCTTGAAAGCGCAGTCCTCTTCTTTTATTGATCTATGTAATTCTCTTTTAAGTGCTTTTTCATATCCAGCAGAAACAGATCCATTGAAAGATCCAGAAGAATCCTTAGTTATCACAACATCTAATACGTGACCTGGATTCATCTCTATCGAAGGATATCCAAGCTTTCTCATATTCTTTTCTTCCTTCTTCGTGTCTATTACAATAGTTTGACCAAAAGTGGTCTCTCCTAAAGCTATTCCTTTATCAGGATCAACAGATGTTACTGTAATTTTTTCTACTGAATTGTTTTGCAAATCTTTACCCGATATTTTCGCTGAGTCGTCAGGAAATGTATTTCCGTAAAGTGAAGCTAGTTTTTCCCTTTCTTCTGTGTCATATTCGAAAAAACTAAAATTTTTATTTTTCATGTTATTTGGGTTTGTATTGGTTTATACTATAAAATTGGATTAAAATTTCCAAGAAATTAATATTTTTTCAAATTAAAAGCTTTTTTTAATTCAGATGGCAATTCGGGGATAGGATACACAGGATCTGCAGAGCCTAAGAAAAATTTAAACAATCCTGAAACATCAGCTGCGCTTCTTAAGAATTCATCTATATAAACAACATAATAAGTGTTTCTTAAGCTCATTCTTCTCCAAGCAGGATGATCGTCGCTCATTATTATAGGATTTAAAATGTTTAATAAGTTTCTTCCTAATAGTACAGCTAATGGCCAAGGTATTTTTGAAAGTAGTTCTGCAGAAGCAGAAACCTTAGGGAATACTAATTTATCTCCCAGTGGAGTTTTAGGTAAACTTTTATAATATTCCCAGAATAAGCTATATACTATTCTAGCAGGAGGAGGAGCACCTAACCCTATTAGAGCCTGCTCTATCATATCAGTTGGTCTAGCAGGGGGAAATACTGGAATGTTTAAAATATTTAAGAATGCTGGAACTTCAGGAGATTCTGGATTTACTAGATCTAATACTAAATTTTTAGACATCTTTTGAATATCCTCAGGATTAAGATTTAAAAATTTAGGTGAATCAACATCTTTTATTTCAGGCATAGCTGCTTCCAATGAACCATTATCTAGACTTTTTATTAGAGCCTCTATTAGAAACGATTTTATTTTAGATCCTGGTATAGTTACTTGTATAATTCCACCAAGGCCTGGGGTTTGTGTTAGTTGATCTTGCTTAAGTGGAAAAACCGTAGGCATTTCAAAAGCAGCAACAGCATTACCAAATCCTCCGTTAAGAGCACTTAAGCATGAAAGTGGTCCTTTAGGATACGGAAAATTAGAAATTAAAGGATCTTCCTCATCTAGTGGTCTAACTGGATCAAAAGGGCCTATTCTGCTAAGTCCAAGTTTTTTAGAAACCAATTTCTTTAAATCTTTTACTCTTATAACCAATATAGGATTTTCTCCTTCATATCTAACATATCTAGAAAAATCTTCTTTCCTATATTCTATTGTAGAAAGACCCTCCATTATTCTAAATTTAATAGCCTCTATAATGGGATTTTTTTTTCTTAAAAATTTTAATGTTCTAGGCGCAGAATTCGTTATCTTTATCTCTGGGAATTTAAAAATTCCTTCAAATTCACTACTTTCAACTATTGAAAATGCACCATCCCTTACTTTTTTAATAACAGAGAATCTATTACCCCATAAAATTATCTTGGTTATTATTAAAGACGCACCTCTTATCAGTTTAACAAGATCATTAAATTCGTCATCTGACATAAGTCTAGGATCCCTATCTCTTCTTAGGAATATCTTGCTTGAATTAGCAACTTCAAAATTTTCTAAGAAATATTTAGGTGGACAAACTATTTTCATAAGTTTAAGTACCTCTCTCATCTCATCTTTAAAGTTTATAAAGTTGGGGCAATCTATAGGAACTAAACTTGCTTTCATCTCCTTTAATATTCTAAGGGATCTTATTATACCAGGTATATCAATTTTTAATTTATCCTTATCCTTAGGAAAGTATATAGATTTAGGATCTGGTATACTTTTATCTAGATAGTTTTTTATTACAGTTTTTAATGATTCCTTTCTTTGATTTACTAAAAGATCTAGCTGTTTTTTTTCTTCTGTTAAATCTGGCTTAGGAATATCAAGCAATGCGCTCTTGTTTTTATAATCCCTCTCTTTATCCCTTATTGATTTTTTAAGTTCTCTTTCCTTTTGTTGTTGTTCTCTAATTTTCTGTATATCACCAGGAGGAGGAACACTATCAAATATTTTTGATAAATTACTCCTTATCCCTTCTAAAACCCTTTGTTTAGAATCCTGGTTATCTAATCCAAATCCAGGAAGCGGTATCAATTTATCAGGTATACCAAAAGATAGAGCTTGCTTAATTTTTTCAAAAGGATCTTTTATAACAGGATCAGATTTTCTAGGAATAAATCTGGGTCCTCTTAATCCGGTAAGGAAAAAAGAACTCCCCGTTAAAAACTCTTTTATGTAGACAAGCGGGGTTGGCATAAACCCTCCTATAAAAGGAATGAATATAACCAGCAATCCCAAATTAAAAGGAAGGGGTATTAATATAGGAGGTACTATAGTCCATATCATAGGAAGCGGTATCCTTATATAAGGATTTCCGTCTATAGGATTAGGAAAAGGTATAGGTATAAAAGATGGCGGAAGATATCCCACGGGCCAATATTTTAATCCCAATCTTACTGAAGGACCCTGGGATAAAAAGTATTTAGTATCTTCAATTGGAGGAAGACCGTTAGGGTATGGCAAAAGACCAACTTTTGTTACATCCTTACAAAATTGTTTCCACCAGCACCTTTGAAAAATGGTTGGACAATCAGAGCTAGGAGGAGATGATAATAAATAATTTTTTGTTTTAAAATCAGAACCAGGCTCGCCACAACAAATAGGGGGGCAATTCTCAGGATCATCCTCGTCTGGCTCATTATTTACTCCTGCACATTTAACATCAGAAAATCTTTTTTTAACATTCTCCGGGCTTACAGAATCGTTTATCTCACTAACCTTTTGTGAAGCAAGAAGCATAGTATCCCTTATCTGCTCGTACTTATTTTTTACATCTAAATAATTTTCATATATTCTAATACCTATTACATCAGAAGCAGGTAGTGTTTTTGCTAATCCCTCTCCAGCCTTTATTGCTTTATCTCTTATATCTTTTATAGCAGGGTCTATATACTGCGATTTGCTTTGTCTATATTTTTCATCCCACTTAGGTTTAAAATTACTATAGAAATCTGTAAAAACTGGTGTTGGTTCTCCGTCTTGTGTGAAACTTGAAGGTCTGTTTTTTGAAGGATCTCTAGCATCATTATCTCCTCTTTCTTCTGCGGTAAAGAAAAGCCAATTAGAAGAAGATTTTTCTATGAGTTGCCCGTATAATATTCCTCTATCCTCTACTATTTTATCTATTATAGATTGCTTAGAGTCATTTGTTTTAATTATTTTTTCTATAAAATCATAGAACTTAGCAACATCAGGAAATCCTGTCTTTATATTGTTTATCTTTATATACTGATATGATGTTAAATAGTCAGCTTTAGTACCTCCCAATATTCCACCATTGCCAGAATATTCATTTCCTATTTTTATTTTTTCAGCATCTGGTTCATCTACCTCTGATAAAGGCTCAGCAGATGATCCGGAGAAAGTAATCTTTCCCGGTTTTTTAACTTTTTTATAAGGTAAAGGAAAGCCGTAATCAGATACGAACGATAGCTCGAATTGTAATTCACTTAGTGACTTTACGAATTTAGTTTGGTATCTTATTGAGAATTTTTTTAATGCTTCTAAAAAATCGTACCCATAGGAATCGTATGTGTAAGAAAGACCGGTAGCTAGATTTTGTGCACTGCTTTTAAATACTCTTTCGTTTATATCTAGTGATGAATTTCCTTGACCATATAAATCAGTTGTTGCAGTATTGGTTGGAATAAAAGATTTTTCAACATCTCCTATGGTAACAGGAGCTTGCTTTCTTTCTTCCAGAGTAGAAATAGAGGCATTTAATAAATCCTCCGTTTCTTTTATTTTATTTTCTAATATTCCTATAAAATTCCTTTCTATAATTATTATTCTTATATCCTCTACATTTTCCTTAAATTTTATTATTCCTTCGGAAACTGGCCAAGATGCAGTGGACTCTTCGTAAGTTATAGGAGATTTGTTGGCATTTATTTGATTATTAAAAAGAATCTCTAAATCCGGATCGCTTAATTCTGTATCATAAACGTTCAATAAAAAAAGATCCTCTGTAAATATATTGTTGTTCTCTAAGAAGATCTTTTTGTCGTTACTATATTTAGTATTCTGATCGATTAATTCTTTCTTATACGCTTTTATTTCATCGTTATAAGTTAATATTTCGATCCCTAAACCAAAATCGCTAGGATCACCACCATCATTTTTAGGAACTCTAGCAATCCAATTCTCATATAAAGATTTCTGATATTCGTATATCCCCTCATAATGATATAAAATTTCCTCTAGACTTCTTTCTAAATTTTGCCATCTAGCTAATAATTTTATGTCCTCCTCAAGCTTTTTACTTTTATCTAGAGCTGATGATATACAAGAATCTATTGCATTAACATCTACCGGAGATGGTACTGGATCTGGTAAAGTTTCTCTATTGAATTCGTATGTTGGCGGATCACAAAATTCGTCTAATATATCTTCGAACGAAGACTTAGTTAATATAGGATCTCCAGTTATAGGATCTTCTGGTACTCCGGGTAAACAATCATCATCTATAATTGGATCATCACCATCAGGAAAAAAATTAGCATCAAATCCGTCTATCCTTTCAGAGCTTGAATTTTCAACTCCATCACAAGGATTAGTATTTGCATTCTGGTCTTTTAATAAACCGTTTATTTTTTCTAATGCTCCGTCTATGCTTAGATCGTCTCCTCCTATCTTTACATGGACTATTTGTGTTTTATTCATTATAAATTCTAGGGGTATATCAAAACCTAGAACTTTCATTTTTCTTTTCTTTCTTGAACCAGAGTTAGAAGGTTTTCCTAAGATTAGAGGATCTATATTATCAAATATTTTTTCATTTATTTTTTCTAATAAATCCTGGTTTTTTCCTTTCAGATATTTAGTTATTCCTGATGAAGGTATTTTTTTAGAAAAACCAAGATCCCTATTTCCTACACTTACTCCTAGATCCTTTTCTGTTACGGATATATTTTTCTTATACTCATCAGAATTTACAAGCTCCTCGTATAATTTTTTATCCTCTTTTTTTATAGATTCTAAAATGATTCTACTATATAAATCGTCTCCCTCATATTTACAAGATAGGTCCTCTATTTTTTTTAATGATATAGGAGGACCTTGAGGTTTTAAGCTATCTATTATGTTATCTACTTCCTTTTGACTTTTTTCTAATTCCTTATTAAATCCCTCTTTAGATTGTAAATCCTCATAAGGTATATTAAAATCTTGTCCACCTGATATTATATTTAATATCTCATCAGTAGACATTTGAGAAAAATCCTTTCCTAATAATTCATCTATTCTAGATCCTATTTCCTCTGCCATACTAAACTCCTGTTATTCCTGTAGCTCCAGTAGGTCCTGTAGCAGATCCTGTTACACCTGCTCCTGTTACACCTGCTCCTGTCGGATTAGGTATACCTACCGGAGAATCATTATTTATTGGAACAACAGGAAAATCAGGGGAATTTTCTCTTGTTACTCTAACAGTCTGACTTGTAGCAAGCTGTTCAAAGCTAGATGCTAAAGTTGAATTAACCCCTGGGGTAGCTGGAAGTTTACTGTCTATAGATATTGCTAATTTTTTAAGAAAGTCCCAAAGAGGTTCTGCACATACAGCAGAGAACAAAGGAGAATGACCCAAGTTGGTTGTTTTTCCGTCCATCCAAACTTCTTCAGAACTATGTTTAATTCTTGTTATAGCAGTATTCTCTATTTCTTGATCCGCATACTTAGTTATCTTTCCGCCTTTTAATTCTATAGATGATGTGTCATCAGCATGAGTTATTAGTATAGAGTTATCATTTCTTATTATAATTTTAGATTCTTTTAAATCTATTACAAGACCTTTCTCTACAGTATAATACATTTTAAGTCTCTCTATCCCATCATAAATAATAGAATGAGCTCCATCATAACTAGCACTTATCTCTTCAATTAAATCTGGAGCAAGTTCCTGTACAGCTTTGTATTCTGGACTATAATAATTACCATTATTAAATTGAACGTGAACTACCGATCCTAATTTAGGAACAGACATTCTACCAGATCCTCCTCCTAATCCATAACTCTGTTCAAATCTTTGATGTGCCCAAGGAAGATCCTCGTCTAGTATATCTGGATCAAAAACCCCAAAGACTCTAATCTTAGCTCTACCTTTGAATTCTGGATCCTTGTTATCTACAACAACACCTAAATAATGAGAGATCTCAATATTAGGTCTTTCTAATTTATTTCTGTCTACTAATCCCATTTTTAATTATATAAGGATTACCTTAATTGTTTTCATTATTAGCCGAAGGATAAATTCTACCTATTCTAGAAACATTAACTGGCGAGTTTTCTGTTTTATATTCGTCGCTATTTAAAGAATTGTAATTTCTCCCAGGAGCTCCTAGATCTCTACCAGGTACAGTTTTATAAACATCCTCATTTAATCCCTCTTTAAAAGAGCCAGAATCTTTGTATTCATCATCATTTATCTGTCCGTAAACAGCCTTATTCTTATCATATACTTCGCCTAAAGGCGCACTTTCTAGATTAATCCTATCCTCGTACACCTTCTCGTTTATTTGTGAGTATTCATTTTTATCCTCTTCGTAAACATCACCTATATTATTGACTTCAGTAGAAGATGGTATCTCATATTGATTTTCAGTAACTTCCGGATATTGATTATCTTCTCCTGAATAAACATCGCCTATATTCTGTGTATCCGGCTGTGGTGGAGTTGTATAAACATCATCAGATATTGTTGGATATTCTGGATTATTTTCAGGATAAACGTCATCGTTAAGTTCAGGATAAACCCTATCAGGAACACCCAAGCTTGATCCTGGATTAGTTGTGTATTCATCTCCTCCTGGTTCTGGATATTGTCGGTCGGGTAATCCTAGTGATGTCCCAGGATTAGTAGGATATACATCTCCTTTAATTAAAGGATAAACCCTTCCAGGAACACCTAGATCAGATCCTGGTACATTCTTATATTCGTCACCTCCAGGCTTAGGATATTCCCTATCAGGAAGTCCTAAAGAAGTTCCAGGATTTGTTGGATAAACATCCTCGTCTAATCCTGGAGGGGTAGCGCTAGATCCATTATATGCAGTACCTAAGTTTTGTATGACAGTTACACTACCTTTATATTCATTTATATCTTCTGTTATGTTTCTATAAAGTCCCTTCTCTTCCCTTTCAATAGGACCTCCTAGTCCTCTAGCTTGTGGACTATTATCAGCAAAAGGGTTTGGTATTCCGTTTTCACTAAAATTTTGTATATTACTTACTACCGAATACGCACTCCTTAATGCAGAAGCTGGGCTAATTCCACCGAATCCATAAATATTTCCAAGTAAAGCTCCTTGTAATGAAGTAGCACTTAGATTAACACCATTTATAGTAACACCCTGTTCTTTAAGATCTGCAACACTATTAGTTATAAAATTAGATGCAAGTTGTGTAAAATATTCCTTAGGATCCGCTTTGTCGTCAAATGTTGCCTTTTCTATACCAGCTGATCCAGCATAATCATAATCATCATAAGGACTTTTTCTTGATCCCCAGACATCCGAAAGAACCATATTCTTTACATTGTCATCCTTTTGCATTACATCAGCTAAAGCATTAAATTGAATTTTATAATCTTTAACCCTACCTACGTGAATTTTAAATTTACTGTTAACTGCCGATCCTCCTTTATTATCTAGGGTACCATAAGACGGATAAGAATCATCAAAATCAAATTCACATTGATCAAATTGATAAATGAAAGCGTATGGTCCTAATGTATATGATCCAAATTTATCTGATGGATATAAATTAGAATCTTTTGAAGTACTTTTTTGTAAAAGTCCCTCCGTATTATTTAAAAGACCAGTTTGTGAATTGAAACTATCTAAAAAATTAGCCCCTTGCGCTACAGACGGAATAGAGAAAGGATTTAATATATCATTAATTCCATAAGATAGCTGTATATTTCTTATCTCAGATACTACAAGCCACATTCTAAACTTCCTTAAATTTTCAGGTAGCATTACTCTATGGTAAGTATAATCATATATAGCTTTCCTATAAAGTTCTGAAAGAGAAAACATTCTCATGTCTATGGACTCTAAGCAATCTATTGTTAAAGTCCCCATTCTATAAGGCTTTCCTGCCTCCTTATGTAAATTTTTTATATCTATTTTAAGTAGAGTATCTAATCCGGTTACAGATTGAAAATAATATGGACATTTCTCGTTAACAAACTTTAGGCCTTTTTTAAATGCTTTTAGCATTTGTTTTCTTTTTACAGATCTCTGACCAAGAAATTCTTGAGCCCCCATATAACCTACTCCTCCTCCGTTCATATTAAAAGCTCCTTGCTCTGCCCTACTTTTTATAAAAAATTTACTACCATAAAAGAAATCTGTACCTGTATAAAAATTACCCCTATTAGCAGCATCTATCATTAATAAAGATTGCTGGTATGCAGGATCCGTTATAATATTATAAGATTTTTCCTTGTCTCCTGGTTTCTCTCCTCTTATTCTTCCAGCTATATCAGTTATTTCTTGATTGTTTGATCCCCCCGGTTCGTCCTGAGCATTTCTAAAAAGAGGAGAAGGTGCTAAAAAAGTTTCCTCATCCAAAAATGATGTTTCACCAAAGTCGAATATAAATCTAAAATGAAGATATGTTGGATCTTCTTTTTTACCGTGCTTAGTAGTTGATATACCCTTTAACCAAGTTTCTCTCTGCGCGTCTATTTTTCTTTTTAAGGCATCACCATCAGGAAGAACTTGGTTACCTAATGCTCCTCCAAAACTATCGCCACTAAAATAATCTGCCATTTTGTTTAATTATTTACTATAGATATCATTTTTAATTATCTGGGTATTTTCTTGAACTATACTAGACACATTATCAACGAAATCATCAAATTCTGCCTCAAATTCTTTTGTATTTAATGATAATGGTTCTGAAGCTAATCCTGGGTTTAATGCCCATTGTTTTTTACCAAGCATCATAGTTTGATATATTCCACTCTCATCATATTCTATTGTAAATCCTAAAACAACATAATTACCCGAGAGAAACATATTTATATTTCTTTTCTCGCCTTTATTACCAAGCATAGATTGCTCTCCTACTTTAGTGCTATAACTGGTGGATGCTCCAATACTAGGAGCACCTTCTGTTACAATATATACAGGAAAAGTTTGTCCTCTGTATAGAAATGGTGTCCATGCCCTATTTTTTACGTTCAATACTATTTTATAACTATCATTTCTGTTTAGTATATTCTGAACAGAAGCTTGTTGAAAATTACCATGTACATTCTCAAAATACATAGTACCAACATAAGTCTTTTTTATCTCCTCTTTGTAAGAATTTTCACCAAGTCTACCTTTGTTTATTACGTCTCTAGAACCTAAATTTTTATTAGTAATAGATTCTATATCATATTCAACAAATTTGTTTTTAGGCTTATCTGAAACAAGTTTAGAATCGTAGAACTGGACCTTTTGAAAATATCCAAGATCTTTATTTATACTACCAGCATTTTGCTCTATTGATATATCTTTTATAAAAAGAGGGGATTTACTAAACTGAGTTGAGTTTGTTAGCATTAAAGGGAATTCAACCTCAACTGGTTTTGTTCCCCCAGGAAAAATGTCACCAAATGAATCTGATCCATAAGCAACCCTCATATTCTCTATTTTGGGATTGTTTTCGTCGAATTGTTTTTTTAAATTAACTAGATTTATGTTATAATATTGATCTATCCAACAATCAAAATAATCTTCTTCACCAAGCCAAGAGCTATTTACTATGTGTCTTATTAATGTTTCATAATCAAGATTGGGAGAAACCCAATTCATTGAATCATTCATTTTTACCTCATTAGAAGCATATCCTAATCCAAGGTCCTCAGCAACTTTTAATAAAGCGTCCGCGCTGCTTCCTTTGAATGTTTTAGAAACATGTTTATATAATTTAGGAATTCTAACCTCTGCCATTATAGTGTATGATTGATACTTACCACTAGATGGTGTGTAATCGATATAAGGTCCATTATTAAAAGGTGATATCACCTCATTTATTATAAAATCCATCCTAATTGGTTTAAACATTTCACCAAATGGTCTTATATAAACGGAAACTATATCTCCGTCTTTAGGAAAAGAAGTGAAAATAAACTTCTCATCTATTGTTTCAAATCTAAGTATAAGTGTTGGTTTAAATCCTGTTAGATCTAATTTAAAATATTTTATTCCATTTATTATCTCGGTGTTTATTCTTACTAAAGGTTTAACAGTACCAAAATATTTTTTCTGGACATTATCTGCCTTCTGGTCATTTAGTTCTAGATCACCTTTTTGTGTAGAAGTATCGACCACAGCTAATTCATCCAAAAATATATTAGGGTCCCTATATTGAAGTATGGCTTTCCTTACGTTTATTTCTGCTGGCATTTATCTTATCTTTTAAAAATATTTTTCTGTGCAAGTTTAGTTTTTATATCAGTAACAGATACATTCTTTTTTGATCTAGATTTACATTGCCCTATGTCAGGACCAAATATTAATTTCCCCTCAGTTACTAATATTTGTTGTTGTCCTTCTCTTAGAAGATTAGGAGGGAGAGGTGTTTCTGCAAGATTTGATATGTTTTTAGAATTTAAATATTCGAGTCTATCCTTGCTTACTTGTGAGATCTTTTCCTGAAGTTCTTTTCTAAAAGATCTGGCTTTTTGCTTTTGGTTTGTTATACTCTTACCACTATCAAATAGATCATTAATCATTTGTTCCCCTGGTATAAAGAGTATCTCTCCTAATTTAAGACTTAATGGATTAGATATATTATTCAATTTAAGCATAGTTCCCATACTAGATTGATCATAAAGATATAGCATAGATAATAAGTCAGCTCTAGCCTCAGTCTCTTCGTCTACAACTGCTATAGATTTTAGGGTATATCGTATATTTTTAGGAGACCAAGATGGAACTAAAAGATCTACAGATCTCTCCTGTGTATTAGGATTAGTAAAAAATGGTTTGCGTTCTATTACATCTATTCCTAACATATCTTATTTTTATTTTATTGTATTGTACCTTCAGTACTTCTTCTTCCTGTTAAAGGATCTATATTATCGTTAACAATATCGTATATATTTTTACCATCTGTGTCGTTAGGGAATACACCTTGAGTATTAACCCAAGCATTGGTACTTTCTTTACTAGAAACAAGCTGACCTAAATACAATCTTCCATTACCTCTGTTAAACATAGATTCCCAATCACCCCTGTGTCTCTGTCTTCCAGGCTCTAAAGTTACACTAGCTTTCATTTCTGTTGGAAAATCGTCAGGTCCTAATGTGTCGTTAAATTCTATCTTTACGTTTTTACACACCAAATTTCCCATCATCGCAATAGGATTCAAAGGATTTCCTATTGTAACATGCCACTCTCCAGTTGGATAACCGCTTAGCATTAAAGGACTATAGTATATTTTTTTGAGAAATAAATCCGAGATCATTACTGACAAAGATTTATATAGCTTAGAATCTGCAGCAACACCTTTAGTTGGATCATTACCAAACTTTTTAAGATCGTTTACTACCTGCTCCATCTCTTCTTTTACGCTTTTTTCAGCATCTAGTCTTTTATTTACTTCACCCTCAGAAAGAAGCTGTCCTATTGCTTCCCTTATGTATTGCATAGGATCTGTTATAGATTGAGCATATTTTTTTGGTCCTCCAGGGAATCCTAGACCTAAAGATGTCTGTTCTATTCTAATCTCTGGAGTTAAAAATTGTCCATAGTCCGCTCCCACAGATAATATATTAGACATTAAATCTAAAAACAAAAGCTTAGAATTTACTTGTCCTGCAGAATTTAATGTATAATGAAAATACAGAGTGAAGCCATTCGTTCCACCATTAAATCCTTGCTTTCTCGTATTTACCTGATTTACAGTATTTACATTAACAAATATTTTTTTAGATAATGGACCTTCCGCAGTTACTGCTTCGTCTAGAAGAGCTCTTTCTAATTTATTTAATTGTTTATCTGGATTTAAAAGTGTTTGTACAAATTTATCATAAGATTCAATCTCAGTGTCATTTATTTCGTTTCTTGATCC